TAATTTTTCTTTTCCACAATTACATCTACATAGAAAATAATGTCTTTTACTTTTCGTTCCTTCTTTTATCATTATCCCCATATCTTTTACAATTTTTAATCTACCATATCTTTTTTCCATTAATATCACCTCTTGTCATTATTTGTAAGTAGATGAAGTATTTGTTTTTGATGTTGAAATAGTTTCATTTTTCATCATCTTCCAATAGCGTATAGTTACATGGATAGAAAATACTATCATCAAAACACATCAAACCGTGAAGTCCTTTATTATCCTCAAAACCTATGCACCTTGTTGAATGATTTATATATTCTATTTTGATAACAATTTTACGCAACCAATCTACGACAGTCATACCTTTTTTCAAATCTTCAAATTTTAAAGGTTTAGGATTAAAATGTTCTTCAATTAAGTTCCTAATAATTAAACTCTCATTTGTATTTTCAACACATTTCCAAATGTTTATTTTAGTGTCAAAACATTTGCAATCTTCACACTTTTTATTTCGTTTTGCTCCGCATTGAATACGACATAAAGCCTTTAAACATTCTTCTTTAGTCAATATTATTCTTCACTTCCTTTAAAAGCGTCTTGTTGAGTGATAATACCGTCTTTATTTCTAAAAACATCTTTCCATTTACTTTCTTGTGTTTCTCTAAATCTTAAAAATCTTTCAATATAGACATCTGCAAATGCCCATGCTTCGTTAAGTGTATTAAATCTACCTATCATTTCATGTCCTAAATACACTCTATATTCCAAATAGTCATGTTCTATTGAAGCATAAATATTAATTTCATTATTAATCAATTCATCCCAATAACTCATTTTAATACCCTCTTGCTAATCTATCATAATTTTCTCTATTTTTATTGATATATTCTTGATAAACTTCATCAAATGAGAAACCTAATTGTTCGGTTAGTTTCAACAACCAATCTAATTTATGCTTATCTAGTTCCATTCTACAAATGATATAATCTAACGTTTCATTTTCTACGTTTGTACCAAACATTAATATTTCAATTGCGTATGCCTTTAAAATATATTCAATTTTATATTCGACACGTTTAAACATTTCCCATATCATAACAAAGTGATAAACGTCTACTAATTCTTCTAATACACGCTTTCTATCAACAGGCTTTTGTGTTTTCTTCCACCAACACCAATCACCCTTTAACTCATGAGTTAATTCTCCTAGTTCATCAATGATAGCTAATTGTAATTTTTCTTCGGTCATGCTATCTTGACCGAATTCTTTTAATATAGCTTCGTTCAATGCTTTTTGCATTGTAAACATTTCTTTTAATTGTTCTTCAATTTTCATTTTAATTTTCCTCCATATTAATATTTAAGCACGTAGCATAACCTTGACTTTCTTCTATATACTTTGAAATAAATTCTCTAGTGCTTTCTTTTGTTCTTCCATAAAATTTGTGCTTTGTATTCTTTTCAATCAATTTAATACAGTTACGTTGTTTTTGAGTTATTGTATTTCTCCAATCGCATGATGTCGCACTATCAATCCTATCATACGCACAACGAACAGTAAATTTATTAAAACGATTTTGTTGTTTTTTCATACATTGTTTCCCCGCAGACGGGGCATATTTTTGTTCTACCCATTTTGGTTCACCCCCTTAGTTAAATAATACAATACATAATAGTTTAATTTTTCCATTATAAATCATCATCCTTCCATTTTAAATTCATTACTAATTCTTTAAATTCTTCATAAAAAGTATTGAAACTATCCCAATCATAGAATTTTGTACTTCTTAAATGATACTTCCCTACAGTATCTACAATGTAATAAAACCTATAATAACTGCTTTTAACACCTACTTGAATATCATTTACATCCTTGAAAATCAAAGTATTACCATCTTTGATATATTCGTCAAATCCTCTTTGGTTCATCCATTGTTTATCTATTTTACCCATCTTAAATCACCTCCTTATATACCTTTAATGTTTCAGTTCCTTTTTCTAAAGCTTCCTCGTGTGAAGATACATAAATATCAATCTTATTACCTATGATTTTATTTCCTGTATCTTCTGCGGTGTATTCTATCCCTTCTATGATTACTTTACTGTCAAGTGGTATTACATTAGGGTCTACTGCTATTGTGTGTTTAGGACGAGGAATTGTACCTCTATAAGTGATGTTCCCCCACTCTCCATTGCAAATATCACATCCACAATAATAGGTAATTTTAAACTCTCCTATGCACTCTACAGTTTTAACTTCATGAACTGTATAGGGTTCTTGATTTAAAAGTATATGACACATAGTATCAACTGTCTTTTTCTCTTTCACAATTTTGTTATATTTAGTAGTCAAATCATTATAATCTTCTACTAGATTGCTATGTTTATAACTGACAAAAATAAGAGAAAATAACGTTATCCATGTCGCTATGGTTGGTAAGACTTTTTCATATTTTCTCACAAATCATCATCCCATTTTTTTTCCTCAAAATAATTGCATTGATTTTGTGAAATTTCAAATCCTATATAATTTCTACCTGTTTCAATACATCCCAAAGCTGTAGTACCTATCCCCATAAATGGGTCTAGAATAATATCTGTTTGATTTTTAGAATACATTTCTAATAACTGTTTTACTAAATCTGTAGAGAAAGTAGCTTTGTTATAAGGATTGCTTCCGTCATTATTTTTGGCTTCTATAAAATTAAAAACATTCTCATAAAACAACTGGCCAGTTTTTCCTACAGTTTTAACTTTCTTATTGGTATTAAATGTTTTATATTCTTTTGTTCTGCATAGAACGAATACAAACTCACAAATTCTAGTCAATTTATTAGGACTTACGTTATTGGGTAGTGCTGACTTCTTTTTCCATACAATGGTATCTGCAATCATAAATGGAGTGTTGCTACACACACTATTTAAAGTATCATACATTAACATTGGATTTTCTCCACCATATGACATATTCCACAATATACAACCGTTTTCTTTAAGTAATCTGTTAAATTGTTCAAATATCTTAATCATCCACTCTTGATATTCTTGATTACTTCTTTTTTCCATGTAGACATCATATCGTCTTTCATAGTTTTTAATAGCTCTTTCATTACCATTTTTGGCCGTGTTATATGGAGGGGAAGATAATACAATATCAACTGAATTATCTTCCATCATCTTCATACCTTCTAAACAATCCATGTTGTAGATTTTATTTACTTCTAACATAACTAACCTCCTATAAATTCTTTCAATTTGTATTTGATAAAGCAAAGACTGACTTGTGGTTTAGCTACAGACTTACGAGGGTCAATCCTCATTTTATCTACAGTTCTTAACTCGCTAAAGTTCAATCTTGATTTTGTTTTCTTATCATTAATGATTACACTTATATCCATTTCTGTAGATACTGCACGGTCATTTTTGACACTTGTAGATGGTACAACAAGTATTTTATCTCTTAAATCCCTTACTACATAGCACCAATGTCCAAAGCACATTTCATGAGGAAAGTTTACATCTAAATTGACATAAACCATATCTCCCTCATGAAAATCAATAGGTGGGTTATAAGACCATCTAGGGTCTTTATTGGAATGTTCCCAGTAAAAATCCCATTGAGAGGACATATGTTTATAAGCACATTCTAAATTTTCTTTAGTTACTTCCATAAGCTAATTCCTCTAATTCTTCTAATCTTTCATTTAATTCATCTACTTCTGCAATCAAATCTTCAGCTTCTTCACTTTCTAAATCTGTTTCAGAAATTTTATCTTGAAGTTCTTCTAATTTTTCTTTAACTTCTTCAATTTCTTCTAAAACTCTTTGGTCTGGTATATTGTTATAATAAGCTTCATTTGTAATTCTTTCTAAATAAGCATCAAACATTTTTATATTCCTTTGATAACCTTTGGTTATCTCCTTTCCTTGACTATATATTACTATAGATTTCTAATAATGTCAATAAATATATGAAAAAAGAGTAAAAATATTTTTACTCTTTTAATCTTTGAATGTAACATCTAAATAAGCTTGTTCGCCTTCATTAGCTACAACTGTAATTGTGTCAACTTCTTTATCCAATAAATCTTGTGAGAAGCATTTCAATGTCTCATTAGGCAAGATATGCTCTACACCTTTGACGAATACTCTTACAATAGTTGAGTCTAAAATATGGTCTTGCAAAACTAAAAAGTTCATTATTCTTCATCTACTTCGCATACAATAACTTTTCCTCGATACCAATTATTTCGCCAATCTATTGTGTCACCTTTAAGTTCATAGTCTCCTGCATTTAACTTTTTAACATGCAAATCTAACAATAAATCTGAACAAAATGGTACTATATTTTTTGGCAATAAAATACATTCATGCTTTTGATTTATGTTTTTAACATAAAGCAATGCTCCTTCATCCATTATCTCTAAAATATCTCTTACTCTCATTATTCTTCACCTTCTTACATACTTATTGTAAATGATTTTTTGTAATTCTTTAATTTAATACCTACGACCCCTCGCACCTGTTTCTTATTGATATACACCTTTTCTTGTGATATTAAATCACTTACTCTTTGAGGGTTCATAATCTTTTTAGATAAATTTGCCTTATACGTCTTTCTAATGACCTTACCAAAGGTGTTCTTATGAATTACCAAATAGTTATTGTCTTGACACCAGCTTTCGTAAGCGTCATACAACTGCTTAATTGACACCTTATCGTCTTTATCTCCTGTATATTCGATAAACTGTTCATCACTCATGAATAATTGGATAGTATCACTACTGTCTCTTACTGATTGCAATTCTTGTGTCATATGCACAGATGGTTCGATAATGAAACCGTTTCTAACGACTCTACACAGTCCTTCTAAAAGCCAATTAATAATACCTGGTATTTCTTGGTCGAGTTGGTCTGACAAAGTCCTATCTGGCTTATCATAATGTACAGGTTTAACTTTTGAAATCAACAATCTTCGATAAAAACCATCACTTCTATCGAATTTCGATTGTATTGCTCCATTTCCGCAACATAATATCCTAGAATAAAGCTTTGTCTTATATTTAGGTTTTCCTTTCGGTTCTACTTCCATTGTCGTTTCAGCTGTTACAATCTTTTTGAAATTAGACGTATCATCTAAAGCTTCCAAAGATAAATCATCATCTATGAACATCATTTGTTTATCTAATGAAGTTGTAGAGAATTTATCTTGAAGTCCAATGAAGTCACCGATAACGACATTATCATGACCGATAATATGTTCCATCAAAATTGTAATTCTTGATTTACCTTCTCCACCCTCTCCTACAATAAATAAAGCTGTTTGAGCAAGAGTGTTCGGTACCAAACAATACCCTAAATATTCTTGAATGACAGGAATATCTTCTTCATAGAAAAGATTATCTATAAATCTTTTAAATTTAGGACAATCCGCTTTGGCATCATAGTTGTGCGGTATCTGATGTAGTGTAAAAAAGGTGTCACATTCTTCAAGCTTACCATGTCGAACATCAAAGCTGATGTTATCAAACTGTACTTTATACTTGTCTGGTGCATCCAATTTAGTGAACGCTTCATTCTTGACACTCGCTAATAGAGACTCTACTTTGGCGGATAAACGAGTTGTAATAATACCACCTATAATGTTGTGGATGTTGTTTCTAAACTCATTATCGCTTATTTGACCGTATCGTGTATAAAATCTATCATTGATACAATAAAGTTCATTTCTTTTGACATACCATTCGGCAAATTTCTTGTCATTGATATTGACAGTTCCTGTCTCGTCAAAAGAAATCCAGTCTACTTTCAAATCATCTTCATTACTAGAGTCCAATTTTGACTCATTGATACTTTTTTCGACATTATTCGCCTTGTTGGTTTTATCCGTTTTAATCATAGAGTCGACAATCGTTTTTACTTCATCTTCATCAAGAGGGGGATTACACGACTCCTCGTTATACTTCAAAGCTTTTTTTAATACGGTTGCTTTCTTTAATTTTTTACCCAATAGAGAGCCAACATAACTCGCTAGGGTATTATTACGTCCACCTTCTTCGACCTCGCTAGGCGCTTCAAATGGCTTGTTAGAAAGCATCAAAGTATCTTCATCTACTTCTTCACACAAATACTGTTTCCATTTTTGAGGTAACTCCGCTATTTCATACTCAAATGGACTGTTCACCCACTCGTAGTGAGTACCGTCAATTTGACTTGGTGCTTCTACTGTTTGAGTACCATCAGCCTGTATGTCGATACCCTCACCGACATTCTTTCTATTTCTAATTCCTTTGACATATTTGAAATAGTAGTGAATACCGCCACTAGGGGTTTCACTCATTACAGTTTGAGGAAGTTCTCCTAACTGTTCTTCTAATTTTTCTAGGGTGGCTACACCATCTGTATTTTTGACATCCACGTCGATACATACGATATTGCTTGTCGCTCCCATGATGATACCTATGTTTGAGGTATCTTTGAATTTGTCCAATGTTTCATCATTAGATTGTATTTTCGACCAGTTCTTGATGATAGGTCTTTTATCATTTGGTTTGATAGGCATAACAACCCATCCCAATTTATCATAAGCTTTTGCGTATTCTAGCATTATCACTTCCTCCTATTATCTACTCTATCTTGAAGCCACTCGTCAATTTCTTCCTTGAAACAATGAGGGCGCTTACTTAAAGTATAATGCACAGGCATACCTTTGTCACGATAAATATAGAATGTACTTCGACCTATCTCCAAATATTCAAGAACTTCTTTGATTGACATTCTTTTCATTAATCTTCCTCCTTTTTGTCTTTAAAATTCTTTTTATTGATTATAAATCGTCCTCCCAATCTTCTTCTAATTCTTTACTTCTATCTTCAATTCTCTTTTTTGCAATTTCAAAATATTCTTCATCCAATTCAAAGCCGATGAATTTACGATTTGTATTTAAACATGCTATGCCGGTAGTTCCTATTCCCATGAATGGGTCAAGAACAATTTCGTTTTCTTTTGAACTATTTTCAATAAGAATTTTCATTAACTCAACTGGTTTTTCTGTATCATGTAAATTCTTCCCATTTCTATCTTTAGTTTTAATATTTGGAATGTTTAATATATCACTCGTACCACAATTGTTGATTTTTATTCCTTTACCTTTTCTGAAAAATAGAATGTATTCAAATTGTGACATGTAATACTGTCCCATAATTTTATTTCCTTTATTCCAGATTAATGATTTAATAAAATGAAAATCATTTTGTGTTGCAGTATTAAGAATGTTTTGTAAATTAACGTGATTTGTCATTATATAGCAATGACTGCCATCTTTTAATATTCTAAATAACTCTGGTATATATTTATCAGGTGTAATTCCATTATATTGAAATACTTTTCCTTTTTTATTTATCTCTTTTTGCAACATTCCACCTGAATTACCCGCATTTCCTCTTGCTGTTGTTCTATAAGGTGGGTCAGTCACCACTAAATCTACGCTATCGTTTGGTAGTTTCTTTAATATCTCAAGACAATCACCTTGTTTAATTTCATACATTTTCATATTTCCTCCTTTGACGATACCTATATTACACTAAAAAGCTACTAAAGTAAAGACATTTTAGACATTTTAAACAAATTTAAAAAATATACCGAAAATTATTGACATATCTAGACTATGTGTGTACAATAAGGGTGCCAAATGAAGGAGGGAACAAAAATGAAAAAAGAATTAGGTAATTTTCTAAATGAATTGGCATTTCAAAACAGAAATAGAAAGATATGGCGTGTTTTCGACAACAACCATAACTTGATAGCAGGTGGCAATTCACCTATTTTATGGTTAGTACTAGGAAAAATGTTCTCAACCAAACTCATTAAAGAAGTTTTAGATGATGAGAGAACAATAATTTTGGATTGTGAGGTGAAATTCAATGTTTAATGCTGACGTAGGTTTAATTTTATGTACACCTTTGATTATATGGGGTGTGGCAATGTTAATATATGATTTTTTAGGAGGTAATGAAGATGAATAGTGATAAATCAGATATTTTATTATTTACACTCCCTAATTTAGATTTTTATTTAGTCGAAGCACCAGATGGTAAAATTAATAGAAAAGAGGAAATAGAACGAACATTATCAAAACTAGAATATGATTTGTTGAAATATTACAGTGAACACGGTTATTATTTAAATTTCGGTGGTATTAGAAATAATTGCAAAAGTATTTCGTCTCCAATGGCGAATATAATTAGAGAAGTTCTCCCAGAAGTTGAGCAAAGGGGGCATGATGGATGGAAGTTAAAGAAGAAACACGTTGCGAGATTAGCTCAATTTACAAATATGTTATTGAATAAAGATAAGCTTCTTGAAAATTATATTGAGAGCCATAAAAATGGTTTTGATAATACATTTGAAAAACATCATGATTTTACAACAGCATTAATAGATATGGTGAAATATATTTATGCAAAATGGGAGTAAGGAGGAAAATATTAATGATAATATCATTCACACTAATTATTTTAGAAACACTCTATTACTTCTATAAACTGTCTATAGCAACCATTATTTACATCTACAGACGATTTAAAGGAAGAGTCAACGAACAATACCATGACAATTATAAAACCAAATGTGAGGTTTATATAACATCATGGTTAAGCCTTACTATTTTTCTCGCTATCGTATACATGATCGTGAGTGCTTTTGAAAGTATTATTTTAGGACACTAGAAATAGTGTCTTTTTTATATCCATGTCGTGCTATGTCTACAAGACAGGACGGTTTTCATCCTGTCTTGTTCCTGTCTTATTTTGATGTCTTGCTGTCATAGTCTTTAGACATTGCTAGTAAGATACAGTCATGTATAGTTGACTATAGATACATATAGTTATGTTATGATATGTTAAGAAATGTTAAGAAACTAGCACAGGAACAAGACGGTTATTAGCACATGAGTCTATACGTCCTGTCTCGCTTGAAACCATTGGTATATATAGACTTTTTTATATTACTAGACTATAAGACATCTTTTTATATACTTAAATAAATAATAAATAAATATATAATATATATATAATAATACACAGTATAAAAATGTAATATATTTTTTTTAATATATAAATAAGTACGTGTCTCCTGTCTTATCGTCTAGTCTTGTGATTTTTAAAATTGAATGTTAGAATAGTGGAGAACAAGAAAGGAGTGTTAATATGGCAGGAGATAAATTCCATAGAAACGCTTTGAAACCTCAAAATACAGAATATGATGATAGAGTAGAAAATATGAAAAAATTAGCACCTCAAAAGAAAGGTATTAACAGCAATAAAGTATTTCCAGAAGGAGATTTAAGTTTAAGTAATTCCATAGAACTTATGAAACATGGAAGTACATTTGAAAAGAGAAATGGTAGACCATTGAGTTATGCTAGTACAGATATACTTGATAGGGAAATATTTGCTTTTGCTAAATTTTGTGATGAAAACAAGGTGACACCAACAAGACCTGCTATGGCATTATGGTTAGGGGTTACTTCTGATACTATAGGTAGATGGAAGAATGATAACACTAATCCGTTGTCGGACTCATTAAAAAGGGCTGAAGAATTATTCCATCAATTCATCCTTGAAAAGACCATGCAAGGCTCTATAAACACTTTGTTATACTTCTTTTTAGGCAAGAACTGGTTTGGTATGCAAGACAAGACAGAAGTAGTCCATAAGTCGTCGTCAAACGTGATAGACTTGGATGAACAGGAAAGAATTATCAATTCTACACCTGGAATAGTCATAGACGCTGAATTTAAGCCCATAGAGAGCGAAACACCAAAGGTAGGTGTAATTGATACCCCAAACGCAAACAGCTCTCAAATCGAAGAAAATGAGGTTTCTAGAGGACTTGCAGACTTGCAGACTTCGAGGGGTGTAGACTTAGAGGACTTTGCAGACTTGCTTGCAGGTGAAGACTTGCAGACTTGTAGACTTGCAGACTTGGACACAAAGGCGGACTTGGACACACATACAAAAATCCCCCCAGATACAACCTGGGAGGACGATTTATAAATTATCATCAGTATGAGAAAATTTTATTATTATGAGAAAAGAGCGTACATCAGTACGCTTTATCAACTCTAACCATGGGCATAAGTCCGTAAAGGTCTTTTTCATAATACCACAGGAATTTTTGCCCCTCAAATTTTAAACAACCCATTTGACATGGTGATGTTGCTATAATTTTAGGAGGCTTTCTCTTATGTTTTTTGCAATAGGCGACCATTTTTATATAGTCGCCTTTTGTATCTTGTATCATACAAGAAACAAATTCGTGTTTATCCATTTTTATATTTTTTCCTTTCTTATCCTTCTTGTTTACTGAAATAACACCATAATGAATATAAGTGCCATTTGATGCTAGAATTTTATAATCATATATAATTCCAGCATCGTCTTCATGACTAAATTTAAAATAGCCATTTGAATGATGGTATTTTTGATTTAGCCTATTTTCTATTACTTTCCTTTCTTTTCAATTTCTTCCATTGCATTACTTAACACCATTCTTTCTTTACACCTATATATTACTATATATTTATAGATATGTCAAGGTTTTTCGATAAAAAATAAAATTAATTTTTTATTATAAAAGTGTTGACAATATTAGACAACTATAGTAATATATAGGTGTAAAGAGAAAGGGCAAACCCCTAAGAAAGGAAATATAAAAATGAAAGTTAGAAATTTAGAAGGAACAAGAGGAAATGCAATAGTAAATCAGTTTGTTATTGAAGAAGGAAGAAAAACATGGTTTCAATCATATGACAGTATTATCGTTGAAATTGATAGAGAAAACGAAAAAATAATTGTAGGGTGCGATTGGGACTATTCAAGAACAACTACTAAGTATTTAAAAATCTTTTTAGAGCAAGAACTAGGGCTATATAGTGAAGAAGTAGAAGAGTTTAAAAAGAAATTAAGAAAAGCACAATCAAGTACCGATAATATTTTTGTTTTTGGCGATTACACTATCGTGTATGATACAGGGTTAAAATAAAGAATATATTGAAAGTAGGGGGTTTTAGATGATAAGAAAAGCATTATATTATATAGGAGTGTTCCTATACGGCCTATTTAAAGGCCTATTAAGAAGGAAATAGAAAGGAAAGGTATATATAATGTAATTTTATTTGAAAGTGTAGATAACACTTATTATGGAGTGTACAATTTAGAAACACAAGAATTATATGATTGTGAAGGAAAACCAATCGACGATATTAGTTATATTTTATTATATACGCACATTGTATGGAATCGAGCATATAAAAATATGTGCTTAGAAGGGTGCATAAGCAATGATTTTGAGTACACAACCATCCATAATAGACGTGATAGTATGATAGCCTACAGTTTAGAAAATTCTCGTAGTATTATTATAGAGTTCGCTTGATAACCTCAATCGAGGTTATTTTTTTTATCTGGAAGTGATAAAAATTTTTTGGGTTGAGAATATTACTACGGGGTACCCCTATTCTGACAGATACCCACCCCCATTCTTTTTAATAGACTCTGCAAAATCCAGTATAAAAAGATGATTTTACTAGTATATATTAGTACCACCCTAACATCACATTCATACAATCACATCATTTTCCAAAAATATTTTACAAAAAAAACTGTTGACATTCACTCTACGACATGGTAATATATACTCGTGGTAAGTCAAACCACAGTAATTCTATTTAGCTTCCAGAAATAACATTTGTAAATGGAAATTCATCTAAATCAACTTTTTATTGCTTAAAATTTTTTAATTATATTGACACATGCCCCTAAATGGGGCGCTTTTTTTATTTTAAAAAATATTAATTGACACTAGCAATACTATGATATATACTATAACTGTAAAAAGGAGGAAAATATCATGGCTTTATGTGGAGATTGCGAATACAAAAGAAAATTAAGACAGACAACATATTTTAAATGTAAGAAATATGATGAAATTCTTATTACAAATCCTGCTGAAAAATGTACAAAATGTTTAGCAGAAAATAAACCTAAATCAAAGTCTAAAACCAAAAAAGATTTTATCGAGGTGAAGTGATGGAGAAAATCATTAAAAAAGTGAATATTCTAGGTAGCACATGGAAGATAATCTTTGAGTCTACTGAAAATATTCAGTTCTACGAGCACCACAATGGTTGGTGTGACAATTCAGTAAAAGAATGTCATATCGGTGTTCGTCCAGAGTTGGAGTACGGACAGAAAGACCAATGTGAGTTTAGAAAAATGATAGCCAGACATGAAATCGTCCATGCGTTTTTATACGAGAGTGGTATCGTATCGTCTCAACTAATTAGAACAAAGGAATGGGCGGTGAATGAAACCATGATTGATTGGATGGCTATACAGACACCGAAGATATTCAAGGTGTTTGAGGAAGTTGAAATTTTATAAGGAGAAAGATTATGTTTGGTAGAAAAAGAGTAAATAAAGCGGTATTGTTCCACGTGGAACAGATTGAAAAATATATTGAAATGAGATTGAAAAGAGCAAAATGTACCAAAGGAGAAGAAACTGCTTTGAATAAAATCAAAGAAGAACTTCAATATTTGAAAGAAGAAATGGAGGGGTAGTCATGGGTCAAAAGGCAAATGCGGACCAAGTGTATTTCAACTATCCTATTCCTAAAAGTGTCCATAGACAGGTCAAGCAACTGTCATTGGACACGAATATGAAGGTTAAGGATATTGTAGTCAATGCACTTGTAATGTATATTTCTAGTTTTTATAAAGAAGATGAAGAAGTGGGGGATGATTTATGAGAATTATAAGTCAAGATGATAGGATTGATATTCCATATAGATTATTTGAAGTTGCAATTTCACGACCATACAAAGAAGATAATAAATGTGAAATTCTAGGTACTTTCGGTAAAAATGTATATAGTTTAGGAGTATACGAGAACAAACAAAGAGCTAAAGAAATCCTTCAAGAAATTAGAGAAAGATATAACATAGGTGCTAAATTTTATGTTATGCCTACAAAATAATGAACCAAAATGAAGAAAGTATAGTTATTCTTTTATCTCAACTCAAAGAAACAATGCCTTATTTCATACGTATGGAGAAACTCAATCTTCTACGTGATTTATCTAAAAAAGAAAATAAGACTGATGTTTTGAGAGCGACTTGCAGAGGGCAGATTAAACTCATAAATGCTCATATGAAAGATTTAAAAGATGATGAAAAACTCAAAGCCTACAATTTTTTACGTGATGCACATACGGACAATGGGAGATACGATTTAGAGTCGTATCTTATTGCTATGGAGTGGGATAGAAAACCAGAAAAAAGATTTTATCAACCTCGTATGAAAGTCCTCCATCCTGTCATGAAGGATTTACAGGATTTAGGGGATGGGGTCATTGATATTTACTTATTGTCCTTACCGCCAAGGGTAGGTAAATCGACCCTTGGATTGTTCTTCATGTCGTGGTTGGCAGGACGTTATCCAAATGAACATATCTTTGGGTCTGGGTACGCTAGTGGATTGGTAAATACCTTTTGTAAAGGGGTATTGGATTTCATAGACAGTGAAGAATATCGTTTTTATGAGATATTTCCAGAGGCTAGAGGCAAATTGACTACTTCTGCTAAAGATATGACAATCGACATATGGGAGAATGAGCGTTACAAGACACTTACGTTCCGTTCGATTGATGGACAGATTACAGGTGCATTAGAGGCTGAAAGTCTGTTGTATCTAGATGATATGTGCTCTGGTATCGAAGAAGCTATGAATATTGACCGATTAGAAAAGCTATGGTCCAAAGTAACTGTTGATTTAATGCAAAGACGTGTCATGAATAAAAGAACAGGACGATTAGCACCTATTCTAGGTATCGGTACTATATGGTCGGTACATGACCCAATTTCTAGGTTGGAAAGAAAATATGGAAAGACAAAGAGATTTCGTTCTCGTAAGATGCCAGCTTTGAATTTAGATGGTGAAAGTAACTTCGACTATGACTATAATGTAGGATATACAACAGGTATGTATCAAGAATTGAAACGTAACATGGATGAAGTGTCATGGGAATGTGTATATCAACAAAATCCTATGGAACGTGACGGTTTATTATTCCCTGGTAGTGAATTGAGAAGATACTTGTCATTACCTAATACAAAGCCAGATGCTATCATTGCTCATTGTGACGTAGCCTTTGGTGGTGACGATTTCATCAACTTCCCTGTAGGATATATTTATGGAGAGGATTGCTATGTCGTAGATACAGTATTTAGATGCAAAGCTGATTATAAAGTGACTGAACCTATGGTTGCAGGTAAGATAGTACAGCATGAAGTACAGATGGCTCACTTTGAAGCGGACAGAGGTGGGGATTTCTATGCACGTGATGTAGACGATATGGTGAAAAAAGGTAGCAAACATAGGTGCAACATTACATGGAGTTCTGCAGGTACTAAACAAAGCAAGTTGGTGCGTATCATTCAGTATGCACCAGATATTAAGCGAATGTACTTCAAAGACCCATCATTGTATAAGCCAACGGATGATTACGGTAGAATGATGTCAAATGTTACAACATTTGTTCAAACAGGTTCGTCATTACATGATGATGGTCCAGATGGTTTAGCTGGATTGGCTAAATTATTCAAACAACCTATAATAGGAGCTGTAAGTTCTCCATTTAAAAGACCATTTTAGGGTTGACATATGATGAAACAAATGGTAATATAATAGTGTACTGAATAAGTAGGTAATTTCTTTTGATAGACATTTTTATATTTCCTTTATAAATAAATAGCTCCTAGTTGGTACGCTAGGTTGCTTTCAAAGTGCGTTAGGTAGTCGCAAAGGGTTAGCGTAAAAAAGATAATTACTGCCTACTAGCTTTTTGTAAAGTGGATTTCAAGTTACCCGTTGGGGCTTGAAACATGCCAATTTAGTTTCAATTGGGTAAAATGTTCTCTAGATAGCGCATAGAGAAGGATATAGGTTCAAATCCTGTAATTGGCACATTTACTATATGCAGATTTTGCCATCTTGCTGTAGGTTTTCACCATTGTACCTATTTAATCAATGGTTTAAATGTCAGTTTAGTTTTAATTAGGTAAAAATATTCTCTAAACACTGTCGAGAAAGATACAAGTTCAAATCTTGTAACTGACATCCATCACGATTTATTCTCATAGAATTAACATCTTAACTATAGGAGAGGGACACATCACGAATGGTTGATGTGTCTTTTTCTTTATGATAAAATCAAACAAGAGAGGTGATAACATGGACGAACCAACTGTAGACCAAGAAAAAGAAAGAGAGAAGATGGAAAGTTTAGTAAGTGACCTTATTCAAGATGTCGCTCCTACTACTCAACCAATTCCTATTTTCAAAGGTCGAAAGAAAATATATACAAATTATATCAATAAAGAGCAAGTTGGTGATGAAATGGCAGGATTTAAGAAACTCGATAAAAATAATATCGTAAGAGCATTAAATCTAGCATTAAAGACACATTATCAAAATACCTATGAAATTAGATTTTTAAAAGATTACCACAATGGTAAACAAAACATTTTCAATCGTGTAAAGGATATTAGACCAGACGTGGATAATAAAGTGGTAATTAATTATGCTAGTACGTTTACTAGAGATATTATCGGCTACACCTTTGGTAAACCTATGCAATATGTGGCTAGAAGAACTGATAATGAGGATGTAAACGGTTCAAATCCCATCAAAGAAGAAGTTCGTTTATTAAATGACTACGCTGAAATGAATGACAAACAATCAAGTGACCAAGAAAAAGCTACTGATTGTAGTATCTTTGGTATTTCTCATAGAGGGGTTTTTCCTAATAGAGTAGAAAATGAAGATGAAGCACCTTATTATTATTTGAATTTAGATAGTGAATGCACATTTGTAGCCTATTCTTCTCAATTAAAACGTGACCCTGTATTTGCGGTCACATATACAAAAAGTTGGGGAGAAAATGAAGATGACTATGTTCTCATGACAGTTTATACTATGAGTGAAATTTATATGTTTAAAATCCCATTCTCTAGCACAACTGACTATAATGGATATATTGGTGTGACAGTTACAGATGACAATTTAGTTACAGGCTATCCTAAACCAAATCCTTTAGGTGTGTTACCTATCGTTGAATGTGAAAACAATCAATTTAGAATGGGACATTGGGAAACTGCTATTACATTGATGGATGCCATCAATAAAGTGGGAAGTGATAGTGTCAATGACGTAGAACAATTCGTAAATTCTATTTTAGTAGCTATAAATGCTGAATTTAGCAAGGAACAAATGGATAATGTCAAAGCTAATAAATACGCTGAAATTCGCTCACCACAAGGATTGAATTGTGATTTAAAATATATCCAAGCTCAATTGGACGGCACTTCCGTAGAACAGTTGAGACAATATCTAGAAGATAGTTTAAGGGCTGTCGTAGGTATTCCAGACCGTAAAACACGTGGTGGAGGCGGAGGAGATACAGGTGATGCTGTAAAACTCCGCGACGGATGGGCAGACATGGAAGTAGTGGCACGTACTACTGAAACATTTAACAAGAAATCTGAAAAGAAAGAATTACGTGTTATATTGAAAATATTACGTGACTTGAAAAAAATTTCTAAAACGAGTATGATAAACGTAGATATTAAATACCCACGTAACAAAACTGACAATTTGAATAGTAAAGTAACTGCTATGTCAACTATGTTAGGTACTCAAACTATGGCACCTGTAGATGTACTCGATATTGTGGACATCACAAGTGACAATACAGAAGTAATTGAACGTGGTGAGGAGTATTGGAAAAAGAAAAAACAAGAAAATTTCGAGGAGCAACAACGACAACTTCAACTCACTAAACAAATGAGTCAAGGTGACGATAATACTACTCGAGGAGGAGGAAACAAAGATGGACAACCAAACTCAACAAAATCAAGCGAGTCAACAAGGGACTCAAAATCAAACAGTGGTAAATCAACAAACACAAAATAATTCAACAAATACACAACAAAATGTCGAATTAGACATTCATAATTTACCACCAGAATTTCAAAGATATTTAGACCAAGAAAGAACTCGTGCAAGTCAAACTGCTCGTGCCAATGCTAGAAAAGAATTGGCGCAAGACCAAGAATTTATCGCACAAGTAAGAAGTGGGTTTGAACAAGAAGTAAACCATACTGTAGAAGAACAAATCCAAGTATTAAATAAACGTATCTCTAGCGGTGATGTTAGAAATGTATTGATGCAAGGTGGAATTACTGATACAGAAGATTTACAATATTACACAGACCTATTTGCTAGTGAAGATATTGATGGAAGTGTTGAGAAGGCAAAATCATTTGTTTCTCGATATAACAAATCATTACAAGACAGAATGGATAAAAAGCAACAACAATCCGTAAGAAATATGGACACACCTGCTACAAACCCATCTACTGTCAATGAAAAAGACTCACTTCAAGCACAATTAGATGAAGCTAGAAAAGATACATCTTATATGAGAGCTGTAAGAATTTCATCTATTATGCGACAAGCGAGTGAAAAAGGAATTACATTAAAATAGGAGGAATTTTATATGGCAATAGGAACAGCGCAATCGCTTGGAGCCCTTAACTATAGTGGACAAATTTTCGATAAAACAAATATTGATACACCTTTAGTGTCAATGTTACCTAGACGTAACACATCATCTGTAGAGTTCGTTGTAAACTCAGCATATGCAAGTGAAAATGCTTCACGACTTAGTATTAGTGAAACAGCTTCATTAACTGCACCAGAACCAACTTATGTAACACGTGTACAAGAAACAAATGTAGTACAAATTTTCCAATATACTACTGCTGTATCTTATCAAAAACAAGCCAATACAGGAACATTAGCAGGGGTTAATATTGCTGGACAAGCTAATAACGTCCCTAACGAATTTGACTTCCAAATGGCTCAAAAAACTAAAAAGGCTAGAAAAGATTTAGAATTTACATTAATTCAATCTACTTATAAAAAAGCAGCAACTGATAAAGAAGCAAATAGTACTAGAGGTTTAATTGAAGCTATCAAAACTACAACTAAAGGTTTAGGAAATAAAGAATTAGATTATGACAATATCAGCGAAGTATTAAGAAAAATGTCTAAAGCAGGTGCTGATATGAACGGTTTAGTTATTATGTGTAGCGCTATCGGTAAGGCTCAAATTACTAATAACTTCTCTAAATTACCTGGTTTCTATTTACCACAATCACGTACAGTAGGCGGTATCAATATCGACCAAATCGTTACACCTGCAGGAACAATCGGTGTAATGCAATACGATAATTTCTTACCAGAAGGTATTGCATTAATTGTCAATTTAGGTGTGTTATCAATCGTTGAAATGCCTATCCCAAATAAAGGTAACTTCTTCTGGGAACCTTTAGCAAAAGTAGGAGCAGGTGACAAAGGTATGTTATATGGTACTGCAGGGTTAGATTATGGACCAGAATGGTATCATGCTAAAATTACAGGAATTGCTACTACTGTAACACCTTTAACACCTGTAACACCTGCAACAACTGTAACACCTAGTACTGCAGCTAGTGAAACTTTAACTATTCAAAAATAGGAGGAAACAACCATGTATGATATAGAAAAACAAAAGGCTAAAGTAAAAATCAAATATCCGGAGGCGAGTGACGCTCAAATCGAATTGGAGTTAGATATGGCTAAAGATACTATTAATGACATACGTGGTTACATTTCTACTGATGAACAACCTATTGAAGATAGATACCTCAACTTGCAAATAAACATGGTGGTTGAGGCTCTATCTAAATATGGTGCAGAAGGTGAAAAATCTCATAGTGACAATGGAGTATCAAGAGTTTATGATAATGCTTCTCCATATTCCAAAGCGCTATTGAGTAGAATTATTCCGTTAGGAACTTCTTTTAAGTCATGAGAACGCTTGAAAGAGATAAAAAAGCATTATATATTTGTGAGAAGATTAAGGATAGTGACCCTGTTCAATTTAAGCCACCTGTAGAGGTCAAATTGAATGTTGTAGCAACAACAAGTGAAGCTGATATAGTAGCTTTTGGTGACAGCTATAAAGAGTATCGTAGAGCTAAAATCTCCGTCAATGAACTTGACAAATTTAATGAGGGAGATAGAGCTTATATCTATGTAACTCCGCCATTAGTTCATGATGTATTATGTGACACCGCTGATTTTGAAATAAAATCGGTATCTGACAGTATTTCACAAGCTTCAATTTTATTCAAGAGATTACAAATTGGCAAATAAGGTTAGAACGATTTCTCTTGACAGACAAGAGATAAAGAAAACTATCCAAGACCTTCAAAATATGAAGAAAACGATAAAAGGTTTTCCATCTGATATTGAGTCCATATTGGATGAAGCCGTATTGTATTGTCAATCCTTAACCCCTATTTCAGACGGACAAGGACGACACCTAGTTTATAATACATATTGGACAAAGACCCCTGGTGGCTATAGAATAGTCCAAGAGGGAGAAAATGTTCTTTATGTAGAGTTTGGTACAGGTCAAGTAGGAAGTGAAACTCCACATGAGTTAGCCAATAAATTAGGTTGGGTGTATGGTATAGGTGAACATATCTTTACCACTAAAGATGGTAAAGTAGGATGGTTTTTTCCTACCGACAGTACAAGAACCGAGTATCGTTTTACACAAGGTCAAAGAGCTAATATGCAAATGTATAAGACTGCTCAATGGCTTTCTAAAAAATTAAATGTAGAAGTTAAATTGTTTGTAGAGAAGGTGAAACAACAATGGTAAGTATATTAGATGAAATCATGGAAAAGATTAAAAATAGTACATTTACTGTGCCTTTTAAAGATATTAGAGAACCTTATTCTACTAAACAACCTGTATATCCTATGATTACTGTTGAGGAAATTACAAATACTCCACAACAACAAATCAATGGAAAAATCATTAGAACTAATTTACATTATCGTTTTGAAATTTATGGGAGAGATATTTCTCATGAAGGACAACTGATAAGCAAACGTAAATTAGTTACTACATTAGGAAATGAATTAGATACTATTATGAGAGAGACCTATGGTATGAAAATGATAGGTACATATCAAATCTTGCCCTATGCCTCTGATAACAGTATTTTACGTTATATCGTTACCTATGCTGGTATCATAGATAATGAAACAATGATTATTTATCAATTATAGGAGGTCAACTATATGGCACAATTAACGAAAGGTTTAACTTTAGAATGGGTTAAAAATGTTGATGGTACTGTACCAAAAACTGGTTGGGTAAAAGTACCAGACGTTATTAAAATCCCTTCATTAGTTGGTACACCATCTACACATGATGTTACGACTATTTATGATAACATGAAAGTGTATATCGAAGGTTTAGCTGACAACGGAGGTACATTAGGTTTCGGTGTCAACTTCACACCAGAAGTATTTACAGAGGTTGGAAAAATTCAAACTGAACAAGCTAAAGATGATGTATGGTTTAGAGTAGGTATGCCTAAACCATTAAACAAAGCTTATGTATTTAGAGGTACAGCTTCAATTTTAGCAAATGACGAATGGACACCAGACAATCCAATGCAAGGTACTTTAAATCTTACTGCTACTTCAACTGTAGCATTAACAGATTATACATCAGCTTAATAAAATATCAAACAGGAGGACATGACATGAGTTACATTGATGTAGAAAGAACTATTGGTGATAAAACCAAAACAATTAAATTAGAATATGATAGAGCATCTATCGTAGAAATGGAAAAGATGGGTTACAATGCGGTCAACCCTTCTGAAAAATTATATACTAACTTTGAAATTTTAATTTATGGTGGTATGCTTAAACATCAACCTAAAACAACATGGAAAGATGCTATTGATTTTGCAGAGTTCATGAAAGAAGAATATGGTATGATGGAAGTAATCGAAAACCTAAATGAAATGGTAAATGAAGTTTTTATATTAGAGGGAAAGACAGGAAAAAAACTAATTCGCAAAGGGAAGTAGAAGAAACTGAAAAACCCTCATATGAAAATGCGAGTGAATTATTTAATGAACTGTTCACTCAATCTATTATTATTGATATGCCCTATGATTTATTTTGGCATGGTGAACCATTACTATACTACAACTATCTTGATGCTTATGAACAAAAATTAGAGGATGAAGAAAAGGCATTTGTTCATAAAGAGAATTGGAAAGCATGGTTGCAAGGACTGTATATAGACCACGCTCTAGCTTGTAATCAACTTTTTAAGAAACAACCTTACTTTAAAGAACCTTTGAAATTTGATGGTAAGGAAGTTGAAGAACAAGAAGAAATTAAAGATAGTGATGAATTAACTAAAGTCGAAGAACAACAAGCTATAGCACAATTTATGGCTTTTGGACAATTAGTAGAAGCAATGAATAATAAACGTAAAGAGAACGGTAACTAAATCGTTCTCTATTTTATTTTTAGAAAGGAGTGGACTGAATGGCAGAGGTAGATAAATTAACATTAGAGATTGAAGATAAAGCTAGTAAATCTACTGATGGAATAGATACTCTTATTACTAAATTAGAAAAATTAGAAAAACAAATGGATGGTACAATACCTAAAATGCGAAAATTAGCAAATAGCTTTGGGGGATTGAATACAACTACTAAAAACACACCAAATTCGACACCTAGTCAGCAACAAGGTACTAATATGTCAAATACATCCGCTTTGAATAATTTGAATAAATTGAGCAGAGCGGTGGATTTTACGGCTTTTACCGCAGGTGCTTATAAAGCTGGCCAAGCTTTTTCACAATTATTAGGAGTTGCAAATGATTATATTGAAACCCAAAATCTCTTTGAAGTCGTTATGGGTGACTCAGCAAGACAAGCATGGAATTTTGTAGAGTCACTTGAAAGTATCGGTGTCAATCAAGAAGAAGCTATGCGTTATCAAGCATCTTTTCATGATTTAGCAAATTCATTAGGTGTTTCGTCTAAAAATGCCTATACATTATCTACACAATTCACTAAATTAGCATACGACTATGCTTCTTTATATAATAAGGACCCAGATGCTATGTTCCGAAAATTACAAGCTGGTATCACAGGTACTGTAGAACCATTGCGTAGATTAGGTAAGGATGTTTCAGAAGTAAGATTGCAAGAAACAGCTAGACGTTTAGGTATTCAAGAAAGTGTTCGTAATATGACACAAGCACAAAAAACTGAATTGCGTTTTATAGCTATCATGGAACAATCAAAGAGTGCTATGAACGACATGGAGCGTACAATCGACCAACCCGCAAACGCATTAAGAGTGTTGAGAGCACAATTGACATCTTTAGCAAGAGAGCTTGGTTCTTTATTTATTCCTGCTTTGAGTACCGTATTACCTTATTTGATTGCATTTATTAAATTCATAAGAACGATTGTAGCTGAAATCGCAGGTTTCTTTGGAGTAAAATTAAAAGCTATTGATTTTAGTGGAGTCAATTCACAAATCAATAATACTGCCAAAGGTACAGGAGATACAGCGAAAAATCTTAAAAAATCGGCTGATAATGCGAAGAAATTGAAAGATTATATTCTAGGTATTGATGAATTGAATGTATTGAATGATGATGGTACTGTAAGTCGTGACACAGGAGCAAGTGGTAGCGGGTCTGGCGGAGGAGTAGGAGATTTAGGACTAGATTTAAGCAAATATGGATATGATGATTTACTTAAAAATATCAATTCAAAAGCAAACCAAATTTATGAGACATTCATGAAATGGAAAAAACCTTTAATGACTATAGCTGGCATTTTAGCAGGTATCTGGACGATAGGTAAAATCACTAACTTTATTAGAGCATTAAAAGGTGTTCAAACAACATCCAACTTTGTAGCAGGTTTGCAAGGTATTGGTGGATTGGCAAGAGCGTTCTTTGACCTAGCAGGTTCAGGTGGTATATTAGGTACAGTAGCTACAGCTTTTGTGGGACTAGGAGATACAATTCTTACTTCTATGGGAATTATCACAGGTAGTACATTGGCTGCAGGACTTACAGGTTTAGGTGTTGTATTAGCAGGCGTTGCCGTAGCAGGAGTTGCCGTCCATGAAGGTATGAAACCTGCGGTAGATACTGTAGATGAATTTAGTAATGGAGTTTACAAAGTAAGTGAAACTACAAAATCAAAATTAGAACCTGTCGTTCAAGAATGGGAAAACGCAGGTAAGAGATTAGCTAAAATTGATTTCAAAGGTATTATTACTGATAAGGATATCAGCTATTTGACTAAACAAGCCACAAAAATGAAAGAAGCGGTTTTAAATGAATTAAGTAGTGATAGAAACAGTGAATTGAAAGACCTTGATATGATGAAAGGTTTAAAAACTGTAACAGCCGAAGAATATACTGAAATGTTAAATTCTACTAATACTTACTATGATGAAATTCAAAAGAAAGTGGACGACACTTATACTCGTATCAATGAAATTACAGCAAAATACAAAGGTAAGAATATGCCTATGACACAAGAGGATTTAAACGAGTTACAAAGTTTATACGACCAATTAGGGGAAATAGGTGTAACTGCTATGAGTGAGAGTGAACAAGAACAAACATTTATTCTCAACAGATTGAAATATAATCAAAAACAACTTACAATAGAAGCAGGTAGTGAAATGCTTGTAGAAGCAAAGAAAAACCATAAGAAATCTATTGAAGAAGCAGACCAATGGCACGCAGACCAATTAGCGTCTCTTGAAAAGAGATATGCCAATGGTAATGGTATGACTGAAGAAGAATACGAAAAACAAAAAGGTATTATTGATAAGGCATACCAAGAGCAAATTGCCGATGCTGATACTTCTTATAACGACATCAATACAAGAGTCAAAAATAAGTTAGGCGAACAATATGGTTATATTGATGAAAGCACAGGTAAAATCAAAACCAAATGGCAAATTGTATGGGATAAAATGTGGGGTGTAGTAAGCACAGTTACAGGAACTATTACAAGTGGTATTAGTGATTTTGTAGGCGGTATATGGGGTATATTTACAGGCTTGTATGATAGCATTATGGGGTTCCAAAAATGGTTTAATAGGAAAGTCAAAGAAATTTTTGGTGGACTGGGTAAATATGCTAAACAATTCAAATGGAATGACCCTAGTACATGGATTTCATGGAGTAGTATGGACCCTGATACAGGAGTAGATATTCCTGTAACTTACTACGGTACTAATTCTATACAAAATCCAACTGTTACAGCTTTTGCTAGAGGTGGTTTCGTTCCTGCCAATGCAAGTTTCGTATCACCTAGTCAAAGTTTATGGACTGCTGGTGAAGCAGGAAAAGAAATTGTAGGAAGCTATAGAGGTAAGACAACTGTAATGCCACTTGAAAATACAAGTTTTGTACAATCAATGAAAGAAGCTGTACGTGAAGGTGTGATTTATGCTATGAGAGAAGCAAATAGAGAAAATCCTGTAAGAGTTGAAAGCAAAGTATATCTTGACAGTAGAGAAATCAAAAGTGCTAACAATACACAAGATGTCATTCAATCTAATGGATTTATCAAAAGAAGATAGGAGGAATGGTTATGAGTGCACCCTTTATTAAAATAAATGGAGTGCCTCTACCTGCCCCTAAACAAGGTTTAGAATATACAGTTACTACAACTGTTGACTCTGGCCGTAACGCTAATGCACAAGTTACAGGTAGTAAGGTAGGTAGAGACCAATTAAAATTGAGCAATTTAGAATGGGCTCATTTGGATGCTCAAACATGGAGTAGAGCATTAAGAGAATTTGAAAAATTCAAGTGTTATATTGAAGTCATAGACCCCGTTACTCTTACATGGATTGGTCGTTATTTCTATCCTGGTGATAGAACATTTACGCTTTGGAAAGTAGATAAGGAAACGGGTGTGCCATTGGAATATATAAATTGTAAATGTAACTTGATTGATATGGGGTATTAAATATGAAAGAAGCAAGTCAAAAATTTATAAGTGAAATGAATGAGCCATTTAAAAACAAATGGCTTGTTAAAGTAATGATAGGGGCTGTAAACAATACATTACAATCCTTCGGTAACATAACTACTGATGAAGAATTGAATTCTTTATCTTCGCCTATCAATGATTTACTTTTGAATAAAACATATACTCCTATTGCTTTATTTGAAAGAGAAACCACATTAGCTGATGGTACCCCTAGATTTTATTCTAAAGAGAATTATAGTGGAGTTGTATTCAAGAGAGAAATTAATAAAGACACATCTATTACTTTTAAATATTCTATTGATGAAAGTTATGTTGATAGAACTGTTGATGAATTAATTCTTGATTTTGATGTCAACTATCCTAAAACTATTAAAATAAAATATGACACTAAAGTATCGCCTTATTATGGAACATTGACTTTTGAAAATGAAGGATATAGATTTCAAAGCAAAGGGTCTTTTGAAGATATTACTTATTTAGAAATTACAATGAGTAATTTTGCAAACGATAAAATGCTTATTATGAAATCCATATCTTTTGGAGAAGTTTTGATTTATGACAATGAAGATTTAACAGATGGAAATGCTTTATCTTATAGTGAAGCCACTTTCTTTAAAAGTGATGAATTACCTTATAAGAAAGCCAATATTGTTATCAACAATCAAAATGATAGATTTAATATTGAAAATCCAGATAATGAATTGAAATTGCTTGATAAAAGTCAAACAGTATATTTTATGGTAGGTTATGAATTTTCAGATGGAACACAAGAATATGTTCAAGGACAAAAGCTCATTCTTGACAGTTGGACAGTAGACGAGCAACATTTAACATTGAGCGTTATAGACAAATTAAATTGTATTAATGATAGTGTAGATATTGACAGTATAAATGTCAATATGAGTTATCGTAAATATTTAAACGGAGTGCTATCTAAAGGATATGAAGATATATTTGATTTAAGAACATATAATAAATTCATTCCTCAAGGTTTCCCTGTAATCTATAAAGGGTACAGAAAAGAAGCCTTATTAATGATGGCTAATGCCTTTCAAGAAATATTGACTATTGACACCGAAGATAAGATACATTCCAAAGGTTCTTTTACTCAATTAGATATGCCGTTAAATGTGAATATGGCTGATATATCAAATGAAAAAAGTTTGATTGATTATTATGATACTGATGAAAACCAATGGAGAAATTATGCTACGTTTGAAAAAGACTATGTAAGAGCGGATGGTAGCTTTGTATTTCCTATGAAAAACAGTAATGAATTTACAGGATTGATAGGTAATCAAATGTGTGATGAAGATGGAAATATCAAAAAAAATATGTCATTTAGATTAGCTTTTTGGAACAGACCACCAGAATATTTCTCAATGGTGTTTGTTCATAGACATACTCCTCAAAGTTACAAATATAAGATATTAAATCCTAACACAGGAAAGTCTTATTATGAAAGCAATAAATTGTCTCATGACGTAAGGGAAACTGACACAATCGTGTTAAATCTTAAAAATGATATTCCTAATTTTGACAATTTAGATTTATGTTCTATAGAAGTCACATTTTTATCGGTGAATCGGACAGTACCTTACAATACAATTCATTTGAAATACGTTAAAATGGAAAATATGAACGCATATGAGTTGAATGAAAATCAATATGTAGATTATTACCCTCATATTGAAATTCAAACTCCTATTAGAAATATGATTATCAAGGTAGACAATTATCAAGCTGAACAGCAAAGAAGGAAGATATTTGAACAAACTATCACATTCCCTTCTTTAGGCTCTAGTGTAGAAGTAGAAATCAATTCACTATGTTTTGACATAGGAACAGGAAACCAATGGGATGTAGGATTTAATGAAAGTGGTACATTGTCTCTTGACAATGGAGAAGTGACAGTTTCAGCGATAAGTGGTAAAATTAAACATGTAAGATTAACTCTTAAATCTAGTGCTAGTAGTTTAACTCAACCTATCACATTATATGCCGTAGGCTCTCAAACCATTTCAACACAAGATGAATACCCATTAGCAAAGGTAGGAGATACATTAGAAATGTCCAATAATCTATTACCTATGGCTTATGGAGGAGCATGGACAAGTGACATAGCCGAATGGTATGCTAGAGAAGAAGCAAAAGATAAATTGTATTCTTTCAACTACATGGGAAATCCTATATTGGAAACAGGAGACAATATTAAAATCTTAAATAAAATGGGTGATGAAATCATCATTAGGATTGAGAAGCATGAGTTGACGTTCAGCGCAGGAGGATTAAGAGGTTATATAGAAGGGAGAAAGATATAATGGCTAATATGACACCACCAGAGGCTAATTGGACAGCTTCTAGCTATATTAACGCTGATGATTATAATAATTTTTGTGTTCATATTTATTATATTTCACAAGAATTGAGTGCGTTTTATCCTATAGGAGATAAATTTGACGATATGGACACAAGTTATAACAATGCCAACCCTCCTACTGTTTCTTACAATGATTTTCCTACACCAGACAGATGGAATTTGATTGAAGATAAGATTGAGTTATTAGATAATCTTACAGGTAACATTGTAGGGGTAGGAGAAAAGAAAACATTTCAAGAGGGAGACAAATATATCGATTACATTGAATTGAATAGATTGACAAATGTTATTAGAGGGTTTTATAATTTATTTGACAACTTATGGAATAATAGAGTAGTATTACCGTTTACTCTAGGAAATTATGGAGGTATTGAGGTATGAAGTTAAAAGAAAATTATGTAGATGAAATTTTGCAAGATGGTGAACAGAGAAAATATAATTTAATAGACAATAATGGTTCTACACTTTATTCTAATGTAAAATTAGAAAAAGCTTATACTCCTAAACAACATGGAACTAAATTTTCAGCCGAAGATGTAAATAGTATTACAAAAGCTGTCAATAATATCACTGATAATATTACTAATATTGTCAATGAAACTCATTATGCTAAAAAAGAAACAAAAACAGGAGATACATGGATTGATGGAAAACCAATTTATGTAAAAATGATTGAATGGACGGGGCTTTCATCAGGCACAGGTAATAAACCATGTAATATATCTAATGTCGACACTTATGTAGATTTAAAAGTATACGCTAAAGAATCGAATATTAAAAACTTATTTAAATTTCCTGTAGTCTATTATCAACAAGGAACAAGCGGTACATTTTATGCTGCTAATTTTGTTTTGAGCGGAAACGATATTTTATATCAAAATAATACTTCATGGGTAGGCTATGAATTTAAAGCTTTTGTTTACTATACTAAAACAACTGACTAAGGAGGTACTGAATTGTGAACGAAGCAAGTATCTCATGGACAGTAATTTTAGCGTTAGGAACAATTATAGGTTTATTCTTTACAGTAGGGAAACCTATCATCAATCTTAATTCTACTATTACTGAATTGATTACTCGTCTTAAACATATGGAGCATGATTTAAATGAATTTAAAGTTCACAATCACGAGGCACATAAGAAACTCCATAATAGAATAGACGAAGTGGAAGATGATGTAAATAACATCAAACAAAACGTAGAAAATATTAAAAGAGACGTGATTATGATTACTAAATAAAAAGCACCTTTACATGGGTGCTTTTTAGGTGCTATAATACAAATATGGAAAGGAGGTATTTATATGTTAAAGTTGACAGACAAAACATATGATATTCTTAAATATATCGCTCAATATGTATTGCCAGCTTGTGGTACTTTATATTTTGCTCTAGCAGGTATCTGGAATTTACCATATGGTGAACAAATCGTAGGTACTATCACAGCCGTAGATACATTTTTAGGTGTATTATTAGGAATTAGTACAAATACCTACAACAAGAAATAGGAGGGAAATTATGGGTAATATTGAAAAAGCCGTGTCATTCATGGTTACTGTAGCCAAAGATAACTCTCATGGTTACGACCAAACACATAGAAATGATGGGATTGATTATGATTGCTCGTCATTAGTGGGAACTGCATTAAATCAAGCTGGATTTAATGTCAAGAAATCATCTACCACTAGAACATTGAGAGCACAATTATTAGCTTGTGGATTTAAAACTGTTTCAGTTGGTGGCGCTCGTAAACGTGGAGACATTTTCTTAAAAGAAGGACATCATGTCGTTATGTGTACGGATGCAAACAATATCGTCCACGCATCTATCAATGAAAAAGGAACTACTACAGGTGGTAAACATGGAGACCAAACAGGCAAAGAAATTTGTGTTAGAAGTTTCTATAATTACAAAGGTGGTTGGGACTATCATTTTAGATTTAGTGATGGTATCTCAACTCAACCAACAACTAGACCTAGCACAACTCCTAAAAATGATTTAGTAGCTTTAGGACAACAACATACTATCAATATGAGCGGACATAGTATTACAGTTGACGGTATCAATGGTAGAAATACAAAAGCCAATATCGTTAGATGTTTCCAATGTGCTATGAACCATGATTACCATTCTGGTTTAAAAGTAGATGGAGCATGCGGAGCTAAAACTATCAATGCTTTAGGAAAACATTATGTGAAAAATGGGGAATGTCAAGAAATGGTTAGAGCGGTTCAAGTCGCTTTATACTGTTATGGTTTCAACCCTGGTAAAACTGACGCAATCTTTGGTGACAATACTAAATCAGCTGTTATTCAATTCCAAAAAGCCAAAGACTTAACTGTTGACGGTGTAGCTGGTAAGAATACCATCAAGGCTTTAATGGGAGTGTAAATTAAAAGAAAGATGGGTAATTGTTATGAAAAACAAAATATTATATGAGCGTTCTTTACGAACGTGTATCATTATGTTAGCAGTATGTATCGTGTTTAAGTTATTCGGTGTAAAATGGTTTGACTTAAATACGAGCATACCGATATTACAAAATTAAATGAAATTATAATGAATAATTATATTCTATCATTCTTATACAGTTTGATATTTTTGTTCATTAATTTTTATTTGATAACTATAATTTATACTAAAAATTATAAGTCTAAAAATATAATTTTATACACCTTTATTACCTCATTTGTATGTTTGATCGTAAAATTGATTGCTTATAATTTTTCAGTATATTCTACATTCATAGTAGATTGTATATTTTTAAAAATAAATTGTAATATTAATAGTGATAAAAGAGAATGGAAAGAATTTATATTTGATATATTATTGAATTTAATATATCAAATGATTTCCATGTTTATTAAA